CCGTTAGGCACCTAGGAAATCCTAGGCACGAAGTGTATAGATACTTATACGCTTATATCCTCTCGTCCCCGGTAACGAAACGACCGGACCCCCATTCTCTTTAGAAAAGGGAGTAAACCCTAACCCATTCCCACTACCAGAATGGTAGATGGAATAGGCGGGTAGGATAACGTCACCAGGAAGGCGGTAAGAATGAAACCGCCCTTTATGGGTAAACGTTTCAAAGAGGAAGCCGCACCATCCGCGGTTCCGACGGTAAGGGAGCAGTACACCTGATAGCTTTTCGGCTAAAAGATGACCGTCTCCATAACCGTCAGGACCGTAAATGCGTAGATGTTCAGGAATCAACGCAAGGACAATTGCTGCCCTTGCGAAGTCATACCTTCTGAAATAGAAGTTATGAATCCTAAACAAACTCTCGTACGTGAGATGGTCTTTCACGTAGAGCGGCCTAACGTTAGTACCACCGAAGTAGTCCTTTCCGCAAGATTCGCGGAAAACACCAGTCCAAAAGGATTTCGAATAGTTAACACGAAATCCGCAAACTCTCAGAACGTCGAGAATTGCAGGTATCGCAGCACACGGGGCAATGATATCATCCCCAAATACTGTGACATCACCTTGGATATCCAATTGGTCACACGTCGCCTTCACGAGACTCCAAAAAATAAGAGTCTCAAGAGGGAACGTATAACCATTTCCCATCGACGAAAACTTGTGAAGGTAAAGGATCTTACCATCAATAAGTACTTCGCCGGTTCTGGCTAAGCCCAAGAGGCCCAACCAGTCAGGCGGGAGGAGGTGTGCAACAAGACCGTAGGAAATAAGGTCTGATGCGGACGACAGGTCGAGAGTTGCTAAAGCTCCCGTTAACGATCCTATTCGGGCAAACTCTTGATTACGAGTTTGATCAGTAGTATCGATACCAACGCTTAGCAAACGTTTCGCCATGTATCTGCCGATACCCTGCTGCAACATCATATTACAGCCGGGTTCGACAACGACTGAACGATACGTCTTTGCGTTCTTCGGCACGAAGGCTAATTTCCCTGGGATGATCTCACAGGGAACAAGCCATCCCGTCTCAGATTCGGATACTGCATGGAGAGCCGCAAGTTGATACGCGGACTCCAGGAAGATCCCTAAGACGGGTTCCATATTCGTGCTACATTGCAAACGCGAGCTCAGTTTAGTACGAGCGCACGCATCTCTTCTTTTTATAGAAGGGGTTGCACCCGGACCGAACCTGATATCCAAGCTATCAATACTTGGAACAACGCCTAATACGCGGGATATTTTACGCTGAGCCGAAAAAAGGACGGCTTCAACGAACGGAGAAAATTGAAGTTCTCCGTCATCCCACTTTGAAAAGACCATATTGGTCTTAAGGCAATCAAGTTCGCTCCGATAAAACGCCTCGCGAGCTACCTTCTCCTTATCAACTCCTACCAGGCGCAAACACTCAAGTTTCTGAAAGAAACCAAGAGCTTGACGTAGGTGGAAGACGACATCAGGAGAAGGCAAACGCTCGTAAGGCGGATCATACTCACAAAGAGAGTTCCAATCACGAGTAGTAATCCAACTCGCAACCAGAGCTCCCTCTTCGCCGCAATCGCGGCAGTGAGAAAGTGCAAGATTCGTGAGAATCTTGAGGTTCGCCTGTTCATCTCCTACCTTACTGTCCCAACGTGAAGTATACTTCATCTGAAGCTCCATAAAGAGACTCAGATCAGGACGACAATTACGTCGGACTGATGAGGTCGTTAAACAGCAAGGAAGCAGGACCGGCCGTCGCGGCAGCAACAGATGCAGTAATGTTATTAGAGATGTTAACTAACAACATACGCACTAGCTTTCGCAACGTCGACGTACTGCGGCCATGAACGAAGTACACTAGCTCAGCAGACTCAACATACGCCACTTTCGGCGCAGCTAAGTAGCCAGCTGACGTACTATCGGTAATAGCCTCGGCGACGGGAACCTCTACCCTTACGGATAGCCTGGTAATCCCTGAAGACAATTTCTGAGTCTTCATTATCACGCGATTTTGCTGGTCAATCGGGAGTGTTGAAGAAAGCTCCCTCCAGGTCGACGTGATAATTCCTTTCTCCTTCTCGGTCGAGATAGGAGAGAAGGTGTGGGATGCAGGAGAAGCGGCGCCATCATAGGCGACTATATCGGCCATATCGGCCATAATGATTATCCTTCATAGTAGGTTAAGAACCGTGCAGGGGGCGTTTGCCTCCTCCGACACCCACAACGGAAGCAAGCAATGCAATAGCATCAGCAAGCCGAAGCGATGGTGTATCGAGGGAAAAAGGAGCTTTAAACTCCGGTAGCATAACCTCAAGCGCGGAAAGAATGTAGCGCTGCATACTTACAAAACTTCCGGAACCAATAGGCTCATCCAGAATATAAACAACATACCCTGGGGGATCCCGTTGTTCAGAATCAATCACTCGAAATTGATAGTGAGAGAAGTTTGAGCGCACATAAGTACCCTCCGTCCTGGCCGCCATCGATCGAAACCCTAAATAGGAACCGATCGGAGAGCACCAGTCAACAACAAACGAAAAGGGTATAAGCTCCCAACCGATTGACAATGGGTCTGTCAGGCCCAAGTACTCGTCAAGGTGGAAAGCCTTCTCCTTCGCATAACAGACAATAGAACGTCTGTTCTCCCCTTTCCCGTGGCAATGGAAACCCCACGGGCCAGGAGAAGCTATAGGAAGGGCGTACGACGCTTTAAACCGCGCCGTACGGGGGACGTCCAAATTCTTAACCGCTTCTGATAAGTTGTAGATATCGTGAAGCAATGGACGCCAGCCATATCGTAAGGCAAGCCAGTCATTAACCAATGACCTCTTCTTCGGTGCGCGAGGGTTAACCCCTAACACCGAAGCAGCTTTGCCGAAATTACCCTTACGGGTATGTCGATATGCGGTAGCTAGAGTGCGGAACGTATCTGCCATGAGATCGACAGTTTCACCGAGCTCACCGACGAATACGCCGGCATTCCAGTCATGTAGATTGATCTTCTTCTGCAATCGCGAAAGAAGGGCATACTCCGCTGACTGATTCCAGTATCCGACGTTTCCGACGAAGTCTGAAACATTAAGCGGCTTATGACAATCTAATACAAGGACGTTGTCTACTAGAATACGAAGTCTATAGCGGCCATAAAAGTCGCTAAACATCGTGCTCGAGTATGCATGGGGGGTTTCATCACCCGGGAAAAGGCGATCGTCGCCCGCCCAAGTACGGTAATACTTTTGCCCAAAAGGGTAAGAGTATCCACTGCACTGGAGCGGATACGATCTGTCGTCTTCGTCCTTTAACCCATGAGTCATAATAGTTCCTTGCCGGTTTACTAAGCCGTGACAGTAGCACCTAAACCAGGTGCTAGGAGATAAAACAGAACCCTCCTACTCAACCATATGAGTATCGCCCGTTATATCTATGAAACTCTTTACAGAAATAAACTGAGTCTCATATTCTAACAATAGACGGAGCAGTTCCTTTTGGTCATTCTTAAGCATCGACAAGGGATACTCTCCCTGCTGATACCTAGCCAATGACCCAACGAAGTAATCGTAGAAGATCGCAAGGCGATTAACTGCCTCGATCACACCCACGGTTACATCGTGTTTACGTGCACAATAACTCAACCAGAAGTCATAGTCGAGATTGTGTTCCTGAATGCCAACTGGGGCGGTCGTGCCATTCATCACCTTACGGTGGAAAGTAATGGCATTATGCAGCAGTATGGCTTTACAAACAGGTATCGTTAACATGGTATTGCTCCTTTACTC